GTGCGGATGTCGGGCGATGACTACGTCGTCAGCGAGCTGGCCAAGGTCACCGACAGGCCCGGCCTCGTGGAGGCCACCTGCAAGGAGATCGTCGAGCTCGCCCGCGCCCGCAAGCGGTGGCTGGTGTTTGCCGTGACGATCGCCCACGCCGAGCACGTCAGGGACGCGCTACAGCGCCGCGGAGTGGCGGCTGAGGTGGTGAGTTCGGAGACCCCGAAACAAGAGCGTGCAGCCCTGATTGCGGCCTTCCGCGGGGGCAGGATTCGCTGCCTGGTGAACGTGGCCGTGCTGACCACAGGCTTCGACGTCCCGGAGGTGGACTTCATCGCGCTGCTGCGCGCCACCAAGAGCCCGGTGCTGTACGTCCAGATCGCCGGCCGCGGGATGCGGATCGCCGACGGGAAGACCGACTGCCTGTGGGCGGACTTCACCGACACCACGATCGAGATGGGCCCGGTCGACGAGGTCAAGGGACGCATGCCCAGCACCAAGCGCAAAGGCGATGCTCCCAGCAAGCTGTGCCCTGAGTGCGGCAGCCAGAACCCTGCGGCCTCGCCGGAGTGCATCGACTGCGGCTTTGAGTTCCCCGAGCCTGAGCGCATCAAGCACGGCGATCGCGCCTCGAGCGCAGCCATTCTCAGCGATCAGAGGGAATCGTTCGAGACCGTGCCAGTGACTGACGTGCGGTACGTCCTGCACATCAAGCCTGGCAGCCCTCAAAGCCTGAGGGTGGACTACTACGCCGGCATGCTGCGAGCCGTCAGTGAGTGGGTGTGCCTATCGCACGATGGCTACGCAAGGAAGAAGGCCGAGGCCTGGTGGCGAGCGAGGACCAAGATCGACTTCATCCCCTCCAGCTCCGAGGAGGCGATCGAGTGGCTGCGCTATGACCAGAACATCATCCGCAAGCCGGAGCAGCTCTTGGTGGCCAGGGGCAGCAAGTACCCGAGCATCGTCGGTTACAAGTGGATTGCAACTCACGAGGCTTAACCAGCATGACCAAGACCGAACTGAACATCCGCGTCGAGCTGCACGAGCGCGAGCTGAAGAGGCTGCAGTCGATCATGATCAACTGCCAGAGCTGCGAGTACTACATGAGCAACTACTGCAAGAAGTTCGACGCAACGCCACCGCAAGAGGTGATTGCGAACGGATGCGACGAATGGACCTACGACTTCATCCCCTTCTAAACATGAACGCAAACGACACCCAAGTGGGCGGCGACCACTACCAGCACCAAAACATACAGACCTGGGACTACATCGCGGCCAACGGCCTCGGGTACTTCGAGGGCAACGTCGTGAAGTATGTCAGCCGCTGGAAAGACAAGGGCGGCATTCAAGACCTGCGCAAGGCCAGGCACTACCTCGATAAGTTGATCGAGTTGGAGACCAAAGACGCCCATCACCCAGCGGGCCACATCAATGCTGGGCACAACCCCCGTAAGGATTTTTTGGAGAAAACATGAGCGCCACTTACGCCATCGCCAACGTGCAGCACGCACTGCAGGCGCTGAAGGAGAAGATCCCCCCGGAGAAGTGGGGCGAGACCCCGCTGCCCGTCATCGCCGCGCCCGGCTGGTGGATGGAGGAGGTCCGCAATGAGCTGGGCGTCGCGCCCGGGTTCGAGCCTGGCGAGATCCACGGCTGCCACGTCACCCGGAACGACAACGTCACCGAGCCGGCGCTGATTGACCACGACGGCAAGGTCTACCCGATCTTGCCGCAGTGGCTGCGCGCCAAGTCCGCGGCCGACAGCGAGGGGGGTGAGGTATGAGCGTGCCCTACAACGGAGGACCGGCGTTCCCGCGCCCGGCGAGCGTCTCCCCTCGGGTGGCCGACATCAAGCAGCAGGATGGCATGACCCTGCGCGATTGGTTCGCGGGGCAGGCGATGCAGGGCTTCATTGCATGTCCAGACACACAAGGCGAACCTGAAGGCATTGCAACTTGGTGTTACCAGATGGCCGACGCCATGCTGAAAGCGAGGGAATCATGAACCGCCCCAACTACCGCGAAGTCGAGATGGATGTCATCCGCTGGGCTGAGGCCAGGCGCATCATCCCGAACAGCACGGCGCAGGCTCAGTTCCTGAAGGCTGTGTCGGAGATGGGCGAGCTGGCCGACGCCATCAACAAGAAGGATCTGGCCGCCACCAAGGACGCCGTCGGCGACACCCTGGTGTGCCTGATCAACATGTGTGCCCTGCTAGACATCGACATGGTCGACTGTCTGGCCGGCGCATACGACGAAATCAAGAACCGCAAGGGCACACTGCTGCCATCTGGCGTCTTCGTCAAGGAGGCAGCATGAGCTTCGTCTGTCCACTGCCGCCCGAGAAGGTCTTCGTGCGCGCCGAGTACCTCTACGACCACGATCCGGGCCGGGCCGGCCAGCTCATCGAGGGAATCTGGGTCAGCGTCAAGTCGATCCGAGGCCAGGCCTTCCGCTTCGAGACCTACCTGCCGGAGTTCGGCGCGCTGTACGACAAGCTCCCGCTGAGCGCGTTCGTGTGGCACGACGTCCTGGAGGAGGATGACCAGCTACCGCTGGACGTGCTCCAGATATGGGACTGCATGAGCTACCACATCGAGGTGATCGACAAGCCTTTCCTCAAGGGACTGCGCGCTGAGTTCTTCGGCAAGGACAAGAAGCTGCACCCGGGCGAATACATGCTGACGATCGACTCGTGCAACCCCGACCCGCGGATCCCTGACTTCGGGTTCAGCGAGACGCCGGAGGAGCACAAGTCGTTCAACCTTCTGCGCCTGGACAACGGCCAGTTCGCACTGCAGCCGAACAACCGCTGCAGGTTCTTCGACCCGGCGATCACCCACAGCGAGCTGCGCATGCCCGACTTCAAGGTCTGCACGCAAACCTACCGGGTGGAGAACACCGCGAAGTGGCGCCTGGGCGACACCTCGACGGTGACCTACGACGAGCGGGGCGAGTAGGTCAGTCCCGCTCCTCGCCTTCCACCGTGAGACCGGCCCTGAGCCGGTCTCTCTTTTCCTGCTGCAGCTCGATCTGGCGCTCGGCATTTTCGGAGCTGATCGCACCCTTCTGCTCCAGGCGGCGAATGCTGCGCATGCTGGCCTCGATGTCTCGGATGAGCTTGTTCTCCTGCGACTGCCGGATCTTCTCTGACAGCTCTAGGTCGATGGGCCTGGCCTTGATGCCGACGGTCTGCATGGCAGAGTAGGCAAGCGACACCGGCTGACCCTGCTTGTCCACGCCGGTGTACTCGGCGATGCCAAGGTCCAGCGGCTTGCCCATCTGGTTGGCGATCACGTTCATCGCCCGCTCGAAGTGGGCGTTACCCACCGCGACCGCTGGGGTGAACTGCTTCCACGCCCAGTCGGCGCGCTTGGCTGCGGCCTCCGCGTCGGTGTCGGCCGGGGTCACAATGTCCTTGCCTCGGAACGTGTCCTTGTTGGCCAGCATGGCGTAGGCCGTTGTCAGGATCGGGTTGTTCGGAGTGAGCGGTGCGATCAGCGGCACGCCGCCCGCGTTGTTGACCGCGTCGAACAGGTCGCCGCCCGGGAAGATCCGGCTGACGTCCAGGAACACGGGCAGGTTTGTCGCCTCGTCCATCCCGAGGCGGATGGACTTGTAGGTCCCCAGCGTCAGGCTGGCGCCCTTCATCCACTCGGGAAGGTTCTTGCGCTCGTCCGCCTCCAGGGCCTTGGCCTGGGCCGCGAAGTCCTCGTCAGTGAAGCGCCGCTTGATCAGCTCCCACCACTCCTCGTCCTCACCCGCCCCCGCAGCGATCGCGTACATGGCCGCGTTGATCGTGTACAGGGCTGCTGCCGGGGCGGCATACCGCCATGGGTGTGTCAGCGCCGTCTCGGCCATCGCCGGGATCGCCTTGTAGGTGTAGGCGAAGAACGGCAGGGCGAAGTCGCGGATGCGCCTGGCGTTCTTCGGCAGGTCGTCGTAGGTGAAGATGAACTTCTGGGCGTAGTCGACGGACTCATCTGGGGTCAGCCCCTTCGTGCGCGCATCGCGGTAGATCAGGTAGCGGAAGAACAGGTCCTCGGCCTCGTAGGCCTTGCCCATAGGCTTGCGCAGCCAGAACGACAGCGCGTTCCACACGCCTTCCACCGCCTGGCCCGACTTGCTCTCTGTCTTGGCGGCCAGCACCTTGAGCTGGTCAGGCAGGAGGTCGGTCATCTCGGCCTGGGTCATGGTGCCCAGCCACAGGCCGGCGTCCTTCGCCTCCTGCAGCATCGGCGCGTTCTTCATGATGTCGCGCGTGGTGGCCACATACTTGTGAGCGTCCCAGTAGGAAACGCCAGCGAAGTGCGCCATGGTCACGTTGGACATGATGTTGTTGGCGTGGCTGACCGGGTTCAGCACGGTCTTGCCCTCCTTCCACATGCTCATGCCCTTGAGGTACATCTTCAGCACCTCGCTCTGCATCGAGTCATCGAAAGCGGTCAGGTGGTCCAGCACCTCTTGGGGAACCCACATGCCGGCAAGCTTGCCGTACCGCTTGGCATAGGTGTCCTCGATGTTGGTGCGCGGCACCTGCACGAAACCAGGCTTCTCCTTCTTGCTGGCTACGGTGCTGGCGATGTTCTCGTACAGCCGGCCCAGCGAGATGTCACGCTGGCTCTTGCTGTAGCCCATGACGAACCGGAACATGGAGTCCCGAATCTCGCCCATGTCGTCGCGCTCCTGGCGGGTGTAGTCGCGCCAGACCGTGATCTCAGTGTCGGTGTCGGGGTCAAAGTCGGGGTCGCGTTCCTCCCATCCCTCGGCAAGCCAGGCCTCGAGGTCTTCAACGGGTATGGTCTGAAACAGACCCCGACCCTTCAGGCTGGAGCCGCCGATGCCCTGCATGGTCTTCTTGCGGCCGAGCAACGCCTTGGCCGCCTTGACCCACCCGTTGGCCTCGCTCTTCAGCTTGGACTCGTAGAAGCGCGGCAGGTACTTGCCGTCCCACCGGCCGGCCGCGTCCTTTGTCAGCATGCCCAGGCGCACCAGCTCGGCGGTCTGCTCGGACATGATGGCCTGCATGCTGGCCGCCAGCTCGAGCACCCGCTTGGGCGGCTTGGCGCCACGCTTGAGCTCGCCTTCGATGACGTCGCTGATCATCTCGCGCTCTTGCTGCGGCAGCTCCTGCAGCTTGGTGGCCACGTCCACCGTCAGCTCCTGAGCCTTGGAGATCTCCATCTTCATCTTCCGCATGGCCCGCGACAGGTCGGTGCTGATGGGCTTGAGCGCCATCTTGTCCAACACCAGGTTGGCCATGTCCGCCGCGTAGCGGTAGGCCTTCGCGCCGGCGCCGAAGGTGAAGTTGCCCAGGTCGTCGCGGCCGAGGAACCAGGACTGCTTGGCGCGCTTGCTGTAAAAGGCTTGCTGAATTGCCACATCGTCGCCGCTGAACACCACATAGTTGTAGCTGCCACCGCCTGCGTCGCGACTGGTGCCGTCAAGATACTTGATACCCTTGATGCCCGCTTCGGCCAGCGCCAGGCTGGCGGCGCGGCCCGTGCCGTCGATGGCCAAGTTGTCTGATGTCGCGAGCAGTTCGTAAAGGGTCTTGCCCTTCAAATCTTGGCGCATGCCTTGCGACTCAATGAGCTTTTTGGAGCCGTCGTCCAGTGCCCCGTTTTCAAATAGCTTGTCAACGGCCGCCCGCACCGCCTCCGGCTGCTCACTCAGCGGCTTGTCCCACAGCAGCATCTCGCTGTCATCAGGGATTTCAACCTCGTAGAGTTGGCCAGCGGCTTCTTTGTTGACGGCCTTCACGACAGCGGTGTTGTCCGCAAGCGCCCGCACACGCTCAGCCAAACGCTTGTCGCCGGGCCACTGCGATCGCGACATCCTGTCTGCGGTCTTGATGATGGCTTCGCGCACCGCATCCTCGCCGTTGCCGGCGACATTGCGCACCCCATCAATGAACTGCGACGAAGATGCGGCTTCGTCGTACTCAACGCCCAGCGCCCGGGTGGCAGCCTCTTGCACTTTCAACCCAAGCGGGCCGCCCTGCAGAACCTTGCGGTAGTGCTCCGCGATCTCTCGCTTGTCGGCGAAGTACAGCCCCCAGCCGTAGGCCTGGGCTCCCTCGCCGGTGCCGATCTTGTCGGTGCTGAACTTGTTGATGCCACGGTGCGGCGTACCGTGAAAAGCGCGCTGGCTGAACATAGGCGCCTTGGCGCCATCAATAGCACCCACACCGTTCAAGGCGAGGAAGGCCTTCATCTCGGCCATCCCCTTGATGGTGACCTCGCCCTCCGCAGTCTTGAACGTGTAGGTGCAATCAGCCATTGCCCAGCTCCTGGTCCATCATCAGCATGCCCGCCTTGTCGCCGCTTACCAGGCCCAGGCGTGACATCAGGTCGCCGTACTCGCCCACGCTCTTGCGCTGGGTCTCGAGGAACTGCAGCATGAACTGCTGGGTCGTCACGCACTTGCACTCGCGATACCACTTCTCGTAGTCGCGCATGAGCTGCAGCTCGGTCTCGTAGCCCAGCTCAATGGCGTCGACGATGTCGGTGACCACCTCAGTGCAGGCCTCGAGCGCCGGCACCTTCGCGCTGGTGCCGCGGTCGTTCATGTAGTCGGCGATGAGCTGGTAGTGCTTCAGCTCGTCAGCGCTCTCGCCAGCGAAGAACTTCTGCGTGCCGAAGAACCCGACGCGCTGCATCTGGTTGGACACATGGCGGTACAAGTGCGAGGCGTAGAGCTCGGCGTGGACAGCCTTGTTCAGCATGTCCTCGGTGGGCTTGTCGAGAAGGTTGGAAACAGGCATTGTGATACCTCACTTGCAGTTGATCTTCACCAGGCCGGCGTCGTCAAGCCGCTCCAGGATGTTCATGAACTCTTGGTCGATGCGGCGGATTGTCTCAGCCATCGGGTGCGCGTCAACCCGCTCGAGCGCACGCACGCGCCCAAGGCCGCGGGCATCTTGCAGATCGCGGAACAGGCTGGCCACTTCCTTGTCCTCAGCGCGGGCGCGCTGGCTGAAGCGGATGTCCGGGTTGGCCGGATCGAACGTACCGATGTTGCCGATGGCGGACTTAATCTGGTTCGATGAGAAGACGCCGAGGTTCTTTATCTCTTCGTCCTCCTGAAGCTCCTGAACGTAGAACCCGTCGAAGTTGTTCTTCTTGATCCACTCAATCGCCTCTGGGCTCTCGATCACGCGGTAGTCGCCGGCGTGGATCATCTCGAGGATGTCGCTTGCACCAGACGCCTCGTCTGGTGCGTCCTCGGCCAATTGCACGGCACTGGGCGGCTTAAAGCCAATGCTCTTGAGGTGATCGGCAAGAGCCTGCCTGTGCTCCTTGATTTCGTAGTCGAATGGGTTCTCTGCCTTGACGTAGACGGGGATGACGTTGAGCCCCTGGAAGAGGTCAGGTCCCCCCATCAGATCTGGCGAGAACGGCACACCAGGGAAGCGCTTGCCGAAGATCTTGGGCTTGGCAATGTCCTCGGCCGCATCGGGGTCGGGTGACACATAGATCGCTCCGCCAACTCCGATTCTGAACACGCCACCCTCGAGCGGGTTG